AGACGCAACCAGCACTATACAACGCACCATAAATACAGAAAGTCAAAGTACAAGTTTGTCAATTTTTTCAAATTAAGTTTATTTTTACTATTTATATCTCCTGTTAAAGCTAATACAGTTAGCTCGCCTTCGGCTAGTTCGTCAGGTACGGTGATCAATAACGGATATCAAACTATTAATGGGGGCTTCCCAACGATGACTTATGGAGGAAATATTCAGTGCCAGCAACCGACATTAGCCTTTACACCGTTTGTTACCAAAGGGGAAAATTACAGTACACCTAGAATTACCACAACCAAAACTAATATTTATGATCTTGCAGAGGATGCGTCAGGTAACTTAGTAAATCCAGGCAAAATTTTATATCAAAGCGAGCAGCCAAGGATAGATCAATCAACACATAATTTTAATTATGGTTTTACCATCAGCTTGCAGATACCATTGGGAGAGGGATCTGATCTTTGCGTCAAAGCTGCTGAAAACCAAATTAAAGGACAAGAGTTTGCATTACAGAAGGCACGTTTAGAGGCCAATCTCGCAAGGATGAAGGTATGTGCCGAGCAGTTTAAGCTTGGTGTGAAGCTGATAAATGAAGATGCGGTTGCCTGTAAAAACGTAGTATTAACAACAATCCCCAATCAGGTATTACCGCACACTCATAAATTAGAATAAGCACGATCTACTTCGTGCTTAAAAGTACCCCCTTGTCTATAAAAGCACTTCGCACTGGTTTGGGGGAAGATCGACCTGGAGAAGAGTCCGAATTATAGACTTGTAATATTTATTGTACCTTATCTTTATTTTTTGTCAGTTGTTTTTTTATCTTTTTAAATATTTCAGAAATCGCCTTTTTTATTAGAGGAGCCAAAAGCGCAGACCCACCAGCAACCACACCGATAACAGCAGTAGAAATGAGTGCTTGAGGTGTACCAGTAAAGCTTTCTCTGAATGGTACTTTTTCCCAGACTCCGACACAAGTAATACCATCTGAAGGGGATCTTTCCCATTTTACCAATCTTTCAATTCTAAGATCATTTCTGTAATCTCCTGGTCTGAATTGTGGGTTTTCAGGTGGGCAGGGTTCATATACTACTTTCTTATCTTTCTTTGGTTTTGGTTGTGTTACGTTTGTATCTTTTTGAGTTGGCGCAGTATTAACAGGAACTGGCTCTGTATCTATTATCTGTGCAGGGTCATATGTCATCGGAGTGTATGATGGTATCTCACCGTTTGAACATACAGTATATGTGCCACGTTTATCTGATATGAGTAATGATGGATTGCGTGTGATTTCTAAATCACGGTGATATAAATAACACCCAGGCAACTTGCCTTCCAGTTTTGGTTTTGTAAAATATGGTGCATCTGGGATATCGATTGTCGGAAGTTTTATCTTAGGTATCTTTATTTCAGACACTTACTTATCAGAAAAATGTTTATACATTGCAAAAGCACAAGCTGAATAAATTAAAATTGCTAAAAAAGCACTAAACAAAGGTAAAAACATTTATTTATTAAATGGTAGAGATGGGCCTGTTACTTTTGGTAACTCCTGATCTAATACTTTTGGCATCATTCCAGATACGTTGTCAAGGATCTCATTCATGACTCTAGCCTTGAACTGTTCACTGGTAACAAAGCGGAAAGCGTAGTACGAACCGCCTAACATTGACAAGGTAAGAAATAAAGACAACAATGAAGCTATCTGACAAACACGAGCAAACATGGTTAAAGAAGCTATCCTCCGAGCAATAAGTCATACCCTCATTATATCAATGTTACTTATTATTCCAACAATAGCACCTTTATACTTGATAACCTCTTACATGACTACCAAGGTACACCAGAAGTCACAGTAGGAGTTTTAGATTCTATTATTTGTGCAGCAATTTGTGTTTCAATAGCTGTTACCTCATCAGACCCTATCGCAGCTTTCGCCCATGCAATAGCATTATCTTTTGTAATATCTTTATATGCCGTAAAAGATGAAGAATCAGCTTCAGCAAGTCCTACAGAGCCATAGGCAGAGCCACTATGAACGACAGCCGAGTCACCACTTCCTACCGTTTCAGAATCGCTTGCAGTCCAGTGAACAGTAGTAACTACATCAGACAAACTGCCTACAGTTTTTGTTGCATCTAAAGCAGCAATATCCCAAGTAACAGCCATAATAATTAGTTTTTTTTTATTTTACTTTGATTGTACAGTTTGCACAGGTTCACTAACAACATCAGCTAACTTTGCAAATTGTTTTAAAGCACCTTGATCCTCCATAATTGGCTGAAGTAATTGATTTTTTTCTTGTACTTTTTGATCTATTTCTTTTTGAAGCATTTGTGCCTTTGCAATATTTAGATCAAGACGAGTTTTTGTTTCGTCATAAAGTTCTTGTGGTGTTGCCATATTTTTAACTAAAGTAATCTTATTATATTAACAAGCCATTAATACGCAAGGGTAGGCTTTACTCCCATCAGCATATGTAGCAGTATGATTTGTTGAAATAATTTTTGCAATAGTAGAACTTCTTATAATATCGTCTGCTTGTGGTTTTGCTGTTCCATCCCCTGCTGAGATCATCAAATCACCTCTTGCAACAGTTGTTGACGCTGCAACTCTGATAACCATATCCCCCGTCATTGCAATAAAGAAATCATTAACAATTTCATCATCATCATCATCCCAAGCCCAAAATACCCCTGCAACATCTTTATCACCTTCAGTATCTGAGACTTTTGTCATGTTCAACTGTTGATTCTCTTCTGTATAAGCTTCTCTTCTTACACTTCCTTTAGCAAATTGTACATCTCCGATAGATTTACCCTCTGGAAGTGTGTCTTCAGCTGTATATAAAACATCTCTTGTCCAAAGCTCTGCTGGATGACTCCAAGTACATAATTCATCAAGATTACTCATCACTGTACCTTGATAAATTTCAGGTCTTGCAGATTTATCTGTAGATGATATTCCAGAAAGTTGTGACCACCTACTTAAATGACCACCATTTAATGAAACAGTTGAACCACTAACGCTTATAGTCCCTTCTGATGTACCATTTTGTATAAAATTTATTATTGTTCCATCTGATGTCCTTCTGTTAAGCAATAGTTGTGCTGTATTACTAGCACCTATAACCATTGCACCATCAGACCCTATTCTTGAACCTTCATTTCCTGTTCCTGTTGCGGTTTTCATTTCGTCAAAGGTTCTAGAGGTAGCGGCTGAAAATCCTATAAGATCAGATCCATTATCTATACGAAAACGTTGTGAACCACCTGTAATAATTCTGATAGCATCTCCTTGTGCACCAACGTAAGGCACATTTGATGTTGTTGAGTCTTCAAATTCTAGATGTACAAATTCATCTCCACTTTCTATTCTCATCACTCCGTTTTGTGTTGCGTGTTTCACGTGTAGAGCATTGCCAGGACTTGTCTCATTAATACCAATATTGCCACCATTCAATATGGTCACACGTTGTAAATCACCTGTAAAAAATACCATGTCATCATTGGTAGCTCCGATTGCAGGTTTGGTAGAAGTTGAGTTATCTTTAAAAGCAATTACTGATTGAGCGTCACCTGATTCAAATAATGCAACTGTGTTTGTTGTTGCGTGTTTGACGTGCAATACATTACTTGGACTTGTTGTACCTATACCTAGTCTTCCAGACGAATCTATACGCATACGTTCTTGATAGCTAGAACCATTAAAAAATATTAGATTTTTACTTGCAGTTCCAACACCTACTCTGAAATCTCCACCAAAGAAAAGGAGTTCTCCGTCATTACCGCTACCTCCTGTAGGAAATGACCCACTAGAACCTGCTGTGCGTAAAAAGATAGTTGAATTTTCAGATGATACTTTAAATGTTGGTTCATCAGAAGCTCCTAATGCTGAAACATCAAGTAATGAATTTGGACTTGATGTACCTATACCTATTCGATTATTACCAGCATCAACATAAAATAAATTTGCATCAGTATCACCTTCAATTCTAAAATCTACATCCGCACCACTTTCATTAAATATTGTTGTAGATCCTAGCTCCATCCTTTCAGTTCCACCAGTTGCCACGTTAAAAGTATTGGCAGCAGAACTAAAAATTCCTGTGTCTAAATCATCTCTAAAAGCAAGTGCTGGTGTACTTGCAGAGCCATCTTCAAGAGTTAACGTACCGTCAAGTTGAAATAACTCAACCCAAGCATTGTTAGATGAGTTTCTTATTTTTAACGTTCCTGATGTAGTATCAGCCCACCATTGATAGGCAACAGTTGTTGCTGGACTTGAGGAATTAGAATTATTTGATTGTATTGCAGCAAGGGCATTATTTAAATCTGTTCTAAATGCCGCACCAGATTGGTTAGCAATATCGTAGTCATGTGTGGCCATTACTTAATCTTTTTATTTAAGTATAGAATAACTGATAACTTAAATATAAACATATTTATGTACCTTTACCAAACCCGATTGCTGTATATCTAAAATCAAGATTTTTAAAGTTGTTACTTGAATCTCTTACCTCAATAACGAATTGTGATCCTGTAATAGATGTAATTTTAAAATAATCACCAGTAACAGCACCTTCAAGAGTAATTCCTACTGTTGGTATAAATGCTGTTGTTGATCCTCCGAGAGATCCAGTACCTGTAAAAAATGGATTTCCGAAAGTGACAGTTTTAGCTGAAGTTCCAGATGCAATAGAAGTATTTACTGTTTCTGTTCTTCGTTTAACGCTTGCTTCATAACCAAGTTCAGTAACATTAATATTTTGTGCTGGATCATTTGATTCTAATTCACATTTAAATTTGAACCCCCTTGCTGTGTATTCACCATTTGCAAAAGTATTGAACTGAGTAAAGTTTGCTCCATATGTACAAGTGCCTGAATTATTGTCATCTGCTGTTGAGGTCAAAGTAAATGTATTTGCACTAGGCACTGTTTGTATTTCATAGTTACCGTCAATAGCAGTTGAGGAAAAATCTATTACAACAAAATCTCCTACAGAATACCCATGATCGGTTTTTGTTACAGTTATTGTTGTGCCAACTTGTGCATAAGTGGCTGAAACTGAAGTAGCTGGGTCTATATCTGTCGTTGCTACTAAAAGTTTTGCGTTGACATCATCTGCTTGCGTTCCGTCAAATTCAGTCCAAGTATCAATATTTGCAGTTCTTGAATCAATAAGATCATTTACCAAAAGACCAGAAGTAACAAATCTTCTTTTAAGAGTTAAATTAAATATTGCTCCCATGTCCACCTTATTTTGAAACTCATATGTTCCGCTTGAATTTATAGGACCAGCAAAGTCAATATTTGATAAATCATCTATGTTTTGAGTTATATCATCAAAAAGTAAAGTTCCATCTAATAAAAGTCCATCAAAGGTTGAATCATAGAAAGTATTTGTTTTCTCACCTTGAAATGGTGGAGAGTCAGTATCTTCTCTTTCTGTTAGTACGGCTTGATTAGGCTGTGGATCTGGTGCTGTAACTATTATTCTTGCTGCGTTGTTTGACCTATTTCCAGTATCATCAATGAATTTAATACTGTAAGTCCCTGTAAGTGCTGGAACAAGTGTTTCTGTGATATTTCCAGCAAGTTTAGGGATAATTTCTGTTGAGTTTTGGAAAGTTGCAACTGCTGGATCTACAGAGGGTGTATGTCTTACGGATACTGTGCCACCATGCAAAACGTCAACATCTGTTGCTGGATTAAATCTAAGTCTTACGAATTGATCTGAAACAGGTTCTAGAGTTAAGCCGCTTGGATCTGCTGGTAAAGCTGTTTTTCCAACTGTAGTAAATGATGTGGTAGCTGGATTTGTGCTTGGCTTTCCAAGAGCATTATAACTAAATACTCTTACTTCATAAGATCCAAGTTGTGTCTCAAAAATTGTAAAATCTGGCCTTGTAATTTTTTGCGAGATAAAATTCTCATTTTTAAATCTATATTGAACCATGTATTCCGTTACACCAGCTACAGGTTGCCATTGGATGAAAAGTTTTGATACAGCACGATTATTCAGTACAACAATCTGCTCTGACCCCTGTAAGTTACTTGGAGATGGTTTCAGTTCTGTAAGAGTTGTGATTGTTCTTGTGGCTAATGCCGTGCCATCTTCCACGTTTTCATATTTAGATGAATTATGAGCAACGGCAGTAATCTGATATGCAAGCTGATCAACTTCTGTAACACCAATCACTCTGAAAGTTTGAAGCTGAACTGTTGTATTTTCTATTACCCAGACGCTGTTTGTTGGTGGTGTTGATGAAAATGCAGAAGATACTGTGATTGTTGTACCAGAAATAGAATCTATAGTTTTTGTTTCAAGAGTGCCATCTGCAAGTATTACTGATAATGTTGCAGAACCTGTTGTTGCCAAATCTGTATTATTTTCATCATCAACGATTATCTGTGTTGTTGAAACACCTGTTTTAATACGACCACCTCTTCTAACCCCTGCCCTTAATGGATCAGCAACATTTATCACTGCCCCAGGTCTTACCAAAGTACCTGATTCAAGAGTGGTGGTAAAGTTTACAATTTCAGCCTCGTTGGATTGTGTGTAGAGAAACCATTTTCCAAGACGAGAAGCCTGACCTCTTGATGTAGTGGCAAAACCTCTTAAATTTTTTGTAACAACCCCATACTTTGCCTGTAATGCGGTATCTTCTACTGTTTCATATTCAATCTGTTGAGTTTCATTATCAAAATATGCAACATTGACAACAGTTATTTTTGAATTTTTTGATGAATTACTATATGTAAACCCCTGTTCTGTAACATTTGACAGATTAAATAAATAGCTTGCGTCTGTGGGCCGATCCTGGCTTATCGAAATTGTGCCAGCCGAATAAAAAGGCATGACACGCATCACAGAACATAAATCATTGATGAGGTTGTATGCCTGTTTCTGGTTTTGGATAACAACATTACAGCTAAATCTTGGTTCTGTTCCCCCAAACCCATCATCAACCTGTTCTGCGGAGTAAACAGAAGCTGAATAAAAACTGAACACATCCAACTGTGTTGTATCTATCTGGTCTCCAAAACCTTTTGATGTTGTTAATAAATCGTAAAGAATCCAAGCTGGATCATTTGTCCATTCCTTATCTGTTTTGAACGTACCGTTGAAAGTGCCTGAATATGAGATTGAGCCATCAGATTGAACAGTTCCATTATGTGGGATTTTTATTTTTGTTCCACGAACTCTGTACATCCTTCTTGGTTGACTTGGGAAGGTTTCAGCATCGAACCTTAAAGCAACATGAGCCGTATTTGCATAGCTCCTTGTTTCAGAAATTTGTTCAGTAATAGATGACCATATTGAGGCATTTTGTAGAGTTGTTTCTGTGCTGTCATCTGTAGTTCTATTTACTCTTATGACAACAGGGAAAGAAGTTCCAGAGGAAAAAATTATTTTATAATCCCTAAAATATGTACTTGCAGTTCTTCCCTTTACCGTATCTGTAATAACAGTGGTTGTTGTTCCATCATTTTCAATAGTTTGTATGTTGATAGCAACTTCAGCACCGTTAATATCGCCATTATCTTCAAATTTTTGCAGTGATGGAAAGCCTAAAGTCACTCTAACAGCATCAACGTTTGAATCAGTAACAGTTCTTGAAACTGGAGTTGATTTTGTAACAGCAACACCAACAGCTGTTTCAGACTCAGAAGATGTTATACCTTCAACATGACTTTGACTTGACGTGCCAAATCTAGGCTGAAAAGTAATATTTTGAAAGTTGAAATCTTCATCATTTGGGTTTGTATTGCTTGCAGATTGTTGTAATACTTGTACGCCATTTAAAAAAACATCTTTAAGACTTCCTGTATTGTATTCAGTTGATCCTTGACTACCAGTAGCACTTGGAAAGCCTTCAATTTCACCTTCTCCTAATAATTCTACTAACGTTTGAAATTGTTTTGAAGCAAGAACATCTGAAGGTAAATTCGGATCTCTTATAGCTATTCCTTCTTGTATTGTTTTAAAATCAAACATTAATTTGTACCCTCTACTTGAACTGTATCAATACCAGAACTAATTACCACTGAGCCTGTAAATACCTGTCCATATATAATCGGAACGCAAACACCACTAATACTAACGTTTTGGATGCCCGAAAACGAGTATGAGTTTGCCATTTGAGGATCTAACGCACCATCTGCTTCTGAAGCACCAACATTACCTGGAGATTCAAAAGGTGCAGGGGTTGGGGCAATCAAAGAAGTTATACCACTTACAGCTACATCTGTGACAACAGCACTAGCGATACCACCGACAACAGGAATAGCATTGACAACTGTGGCAGCAGTGCCTACAGCCCCAGCAACTGTTCCCACAGCACCAATAGCAGCAGACGCAATACCTCCTACAACAGGGATAGCTGAAGCAGCAGAGGCTACTACCGCAGCACCTGATGAAATAGCACCAAAAACAGCACCGACAGCAGGGAGTGATCCTGTTGCGATGGGTATGATCTGAATATCACCTCGACCTTTCATTGATAAAAAATCCAAGGAAACATCCATATTGTTCATTTTTACCTTGTAATATTGCTGACTCATATGTGCTTCTACTTCTGGAAAGTTACACATCAAAAAACGAATCGCCTCTGCTGGACTTGATACTGCTGCTTCAAAATAAGATGAACCAAGAAATTTTCTTAATCTTCCATATACTTTTATTCTTTTAAGCTGCATACCTGTAAACCCCTCTTAAAGCTTGCTGATAACCTAAATCAAAAGGCTCTCGGCAACTTAATCTTTTTATATTATGATTTAAAATCATATTATCACCAATATAAACAGCAACATGATCTAAGTTACCTGTTATTGATTGAAAAAGTAAAACATCACCAACTTGTATATCATCATTTGTAGGTTGTTTTTTAAATCCTGTAATTGGCAAGCCTTTTTCAAATAATGGATTTTCAATAAAATCTTTTATTTTTTTTGGTCTATCCCATTTTTTTAGATCAATATTTTTTGTTTCTTTATACCAATCATGAATTATTGACCAACAATCATGAACACCCCAGATAAAACTTCTTCCAAAAAGTGAGGGTGCTTTCCAACCACTTGGTTCAAAAGAACACCATTCTTTCATCCTTACGCTGTAGATATGTGAAGGTAAATCTAAATATTCACAACTTGCTTTGTCATTATCAGAAGGCTGTGGTGGCTCATATGGATGAGAGTGAACAATACCAATTATTTCACCTGTATCTTCACATTCAGCCCAATCGTCAGGGTCGATAATAAAATATTCAAACCCAGATTCTGCAATATTTTTACAAGGCCAATATGTCTCTTTTCCTTTTATAAGTGCAAGCAAACCACAAGATTCTTGTGGCATACATTCTTCAGCGTGTTTTGCAGCATCAGTTTTCCAAGTCATTGTTAAATAAATGAACCGACAGACGGAAAATCCTTTTTTGTTACCTGACGTTTTGGTGCACGGACTCCCTGAAGATCAAGTGCTGATACAAGTTCAAACTGTACAATTTCTCTATTTTCTACAATTTTTCTATTTATAAAATATATTTCCTGTGGCAGTTCTGCCGTGCTATCTGGTGTGCCAAAAGGGTTTTGATTTGATGGAAAGTTGGCAGCATCTAAAAACTGGCTGAGAGTGCGTATGCGTACAAATTTTGCTCCTTGTAGATCATTAAATGGTGTTGTAGCATTTACTGTTGCCATCAGTGCTGTAATCGTTCCAAGTACATTTGAAACTGTTATAGTCGGTCTTGGAAGCATTCCACGGCCAGAATATTCAAACCCTTCTGCTTGTATCGGAAATTTATCATAAGTATTACCCTGCCATATTATTGAGGCGTTGCTGTTCATACCAACTCCCGAATGAAACCTAGTGACATCTGTAGAACCATGTAATGCAGAAACCAAAGTCAATGTATAAAGTTCGATGACAGATTTGTTTGTTAATGCCTGTAGTTCTGCTGTAGGTAATCCCATTTATGGTTCAAATACCTCCCTGAAAGTGCAGTTTAATATTGCTCTATTGTTATATGGTATGGTCTTTGTCCATGATTGGCAGACAAATTTTCCAGCCCCTGATAATGTGACCGATACATTACCACTGCTTGTTGCAGAAGAAGCTGCCGTTACCGTGAATGTATTGTCATCAGCAGTTGTAGCGATTACAAAATCACCATCGGTTGCAGAACCAGAAGTGTAGTCAATGGTCACGACATCACCGATAGCAAGACCATGATTAGTTATGGTTATGGTGACAGTAGTTCCGCTTTGGGAATATGTACCTGTTTTTGTAAAGCCTTCTCCTGGAGGTGTAAAGGTAAAACTTGCCTGATCATTTATGCGACTACGCAAGAATCCTTCTATGACATCAGATTGTGTCTCTGAAACATTGAAAGTAAGATCATATACTTTTGGATCTTGAGTCAGTGGAAGCCCAAATAATGCTCTGAACTCATAACCATCTCCTAGTCTTGTTGACCTGATTCTTGGTGCGCTTGTTTTTCTCATCCCATAAGTGGGTTGAATAGAAGGAAAAGTTGCCATTTATCTAGTTAATAAGCCTCCAGGTCTTTTTTCTTTTATAAGTTGTGCCTGTACAGCAGCCCCTATCGCTGCTCCTAAAGCCTGTGCATCTGTGCTATTGCCAGCCACAGAAGAACCAGAAGCATCTACGTTTACTGTAACCATATTTGTTGTATTATCACCTCCACCGATTGCATCATTAGGAATTATAGTACCAGCAACTTTTGGCACAAATAACTCTGGCCCACGTTCACCTACAATAGATGCTTTGCCTACTGGTGGCCTACCACCATCTGCAAATAATCCACCTAAAATTTTACCCAAGAAACCACCAATACCTTTTCCTTTTCCTCCAGAAGCAGAAGCCCCAAAGTTTTCACCAAAATTACCGAGGATTTTATCAATCTGTGCATCTATAATTTTATCTCTGATTCTGTTCAATACATTGGTCATCGCCTGTCCAAAAGATTGTGCGCCTGTAATTGCATCTCTTAAATTACCCTTGATACTTGTTTCAATCTCTTCACCCACTGCTGTCATTTTTTCTTTCAATTTTGCTGCTGCCTCTTGATTTTTCTTTTGAAGCTCCTCTTGTTCCTGTAATTTTTTATTCTGTTTTTCTATCTCATTTGTTTTATCTATTTCTGTGAGCAATCTTTTTTGAACTTGATCATAGTTTTTGTTTAGTTCTGCAAGTTGTCTTTTCAATGATGCTTCTGCTCTTTTGTTATTGTTTTCTTGTGCTGTTCCTAATCTTTGTAAAAGTTTCTGTCTTGTAATAAATAATCTATTTAGTTCACTTTTTAATGCTGCCTTATCTCCATCTTGTAATGCTTTTGTAAATTTTTTCTGCTCAGTTATATTTTCTATCAGAGCCGTTGTAACAGCACCAATACCCACAGCAATAGCAGCAAATGGCAAAGCGTTCAGAGCTATCGTAAGAACACCCCCTGCTGCTGCAACTTTGATCAACCCTGCTGCTAAAATTGGCAGAAGCACAGACACACCCTTTGCTGCAAATGCTATCGCTGCAAATATCGCAGCAGTTTTTCCAATCGGTGAATTAACAAATTCAACTGATGCTTTTGTCAGTTCCGTCAATGCTCTAATCACAGGCAAAATGGCTGGGGTAAGTTGTTCTCCTACTGCTCTTGATAAATTTTCAGCTTCATTACTTAGATTTTTAAACACCTGGGTCGGGTCATTTTCCAAGATCGCCTTCAAATCCTCGCCACCCTGTTTTCCTAGTTGTCTCAATGCCCTGATCACTACATCGCTTGTTAACTTACCCTGAGCAGCAAGTTCTTTCAGTTTACCTACATCAACATCCAACTCATCTGCCAATGGTTTTAGAATCAATGGGATCTGCTCTGATACGCTTCTAAATTCATCTCCAGCCAACCTACCAGAACCAAGAGCCTGTGCTAATTGTCTGAAGGCATTGGAGGCTTCCTGTGCATTTGCACCACCTAATTTTGCAGCAGTGTTAAATCCAATGAAAGTTGTTCTTATATCTTCCAGGCTTACCCCTAATGGCTTTAATCTTGCTGTAATATTTGTAACACCCTCAAGAGCTTCTGTTGCGCTAAGACCAAATAATTTCTGACCGTCAGTTGCAATTTTCTGGGCAGCAGAAAAATCTCCTGTTGCTTTTGTAAGTAGTCCTAAACGTAAATTTAATTTATCAAAATTTATTGATGTTCTTACTGCCTGTCTTGCCAATAATCCAAGACCAACACCACCAATAGCTGCTTTTAAACCACCAAACGATCTTTCAAGTGCATTTGTTCTATTTTGTACACCCTGCAAAGCTCTTGTTGCACCACTGGCATCAACTCTTAGGGTAACAACTGACTCTGCCACAAATAAAAAAAGCCTTTATTATATATTACCTTGAATTGCGTTTTTGTCGTTGCAAAGCTCTCTTTTCTTCTTCACGTTTGTTTTCATAATATGCAGCCCAATATATTAACTCTTCTTCTGATAAAGAAGTTCTCAGTTCATTTATTGTTTTACCTAGTTCTGTTGCGAGAAAAAATTCAAAGTTTAACCAACTGTCTCGCCTGATTCGTTTTTTGCTGTATCAATATCAAGTTGAATATCAAACAGAAACAATTCAAGATCATTTAATACCTTTTCAGGAAGTGATCTTTGTAATATCGGAGCATCTGACATATCAAAAGCTGGAGTGCCATCTTCTTTCTGTGCCATCTTGCAAAGTAACTGAGTTGAAACTGTCAATGCTTCATCAGTGCCTGCTAACTGCTGCGCCTTTTGTCTGTCGAATCTTGTTATCGGTGGAAAATATATTGTGGTCAAAAGTTTACCAGATGCGTCTTTCAGTTCATATTTACGTCTTACGGTCATCTCATCTTTATATGCACCGATGAGGAGGTCTGCTGTTCTTTGATTTGCCATAAGTTGGGGTTGATTAATTAGTTAGTTAGATTGCTGAAGTGATAGTTCCAGTTGGCTTGAATGTGATGCTGATTGTGTTTGCTTCACCAAGAGTGGAAGTTTGATCAAAGCCTGTGATAATACCATTGAATGATATTTTTTTTGTGGCACTTGAACTGTCTGGGAAAAGTTCAAAAGATGCTGTCCCAGCATCACCAGTTGTCAAAACACCATCAACAAAAGTTGCTGTCTCACCAGATGCTGAATCATCATAAAGAAGTTCTGCTGTGCCTTCCCCTTCAATTAAACCGCCAGTAAATGCTTTAAAAGTATCACCTTGGGCAGTAATTTCTTGAATGTCTTTTGTGATAGACATTGACCAGCTTGTAGTTCCTAATACAGGGTTAACTGAAGAGCCACCATCATCAAATTTGACTTGCCCAACATCACCTTTAACCTTTGCCATAACAAAAAAAAGAAAGATTTATAAATATATTAACCTTTTTCTGACTTTTTTACAGCCTTTTTATTTGCTTGTTGTTTTTCCATATATCTTCTGCATTGATTATCCCAATACTGTGGCTCTCTTCTCCCTTTTACAGCCTCGATAACATCAAGCATTTCTTCTGTGATTTCCATTTACAGATCCTCATAAACATTAAAAGTAATTCTAATCTGTGTTTGAAACTTACCTTCTGGACTTGATGCAAATACTTCAGGGCCGACAGGAGAATCAAAAATTACATTAGATACTGTCACTCTATTGTATAAGTCTCTCAATCTCTTGCAAATGGTGTAATTAGACCCTGCCCCGATACCCTCTTCTGTAAATATGTTAAGAACAACCAGACCGACAACATTATTAGTCGCTGCGCTTGTATCTCCCTGAGTCAGATATTCATTTGCACCGAAACTTGTAAGACATTGTACAAAGGTATCTTCTGTTGTTGAGTCAAATGCCATATTGTTGAATACAACAGGAATCGCAGGGCTTGATGCAAGTTCTGTTGCAAGTCTTGCCTCGATTGTTGATCTGACAGTATTAAGATCTGTTGCTGCCATTATTTTTTCCTCACTATTCTTGCAAGTTGTCTAGGAATATAATTCGTTGTAAGTTCTTTTGCAATAAGTTCTGGAAATCCAGGCACTGTTCCCTGTCTTGTCTTATATTGACCACCCCATGTTGGTGGTAAGTTAATCCCAAAACAAACAGGTTCTGCATATGGCAGATTGTTTGTAATCGTTCCTTTAAATTTTTGAATTTTTGTCTGCCATGCAGCCCTCAGATCACCACCTTTATGCTTCAATATTGATTGCCTAAAAAATTCTGGAAGAGCATCAAGTTCTGATTGTGTATAATTATCGGAAGAAAAAACAGGTGTTGCTTTTTTTACTTTAGCTGTCCAGTTGAGAGTAGTTGCAGCGACAAGATCAATCACAACTTCTTTCATCACATCATCAATCTGATTTAATTTTATCTGCCTGACCATAGTTACCTCAAGATAAGATCAAAACTTATTGCTGTGTTGTTCTGCTCATTTGTAATTACCTGAATAATTTTAAATTCAACACTGCTTATAACAACCCTGTCTTTTGTAGTCGGTACAAATGTCAAATCCCCTGCTGATATTGTTAGTCTTTTATCCTGTGATTCAATCAGATCATTTACTTCCGATCTGTTTACATTTGTTAACGCACCTTTAACGGTTGTATCAGATGTGGATTCTGTAATAGCTCCAGTGGTTGTGTTATAACTGCCAGCTGTTACTTGTCTGATAGTCACATCACCTCCAAGCTTGCTAAGAGTTTTTGATGCTGCCTTTTTTAGTGCGTTGGCAAGACTCATAATGAATAAGCTATGACCTGACCACTTGCAAGAGTGATACTTGTGATTACACCTTCAACTTCAGATGATGCCTTCATTGTGATGCCGTTGATAGTTGAAGAACCGTTTTCTGTTAAGTTCTCAGCGACAAAAGTAGCTTCAGCATCTGTCAGACAATGCACTTTACCGAATCTGCCAGTATGGGCATTTGTATCTGTAATGATTATCCCTGCTGGGTATTGGTAGCCGTAGCCCATTTTAAGACCTCTTAATTTGTAAGTTTGCTCTTCCACCTATTCTAATACCCATCAGGTAAT